ATCTTTTGTAGTCTTTTTATCTTTGGTTTTATTTGTCATAATTTTTCCTTTATTTAATTAACAATAACCAAGTATACACACACTATTATACTTTCGTCAACTTATCACTTACTGCCATGAGTACCAAGTAAAGAAAATAGTAAACATAAGATAAAAGTTTAAAGCCCAGACGGTTATAGCAACCACCCAGAGTAATTTAATGGCATTCATTGGTTATTCCTCTTTTGTATAATATCATATTGCACCGTTAATAAGATTATACCGACAGCTAATTCAACGGAAAATAGAATAAGACTAAATAAATCGTATACTTCCGCATAGATAAATAGTCCGAATGCGGTTAAAGAATGCAGACAAGCAACCCACCCTGCTACTTTTAAAAATCTAATCATGTTTCATTCTCCCCTAAAAATTTCTTTTTTTGTACAATGTGAAAATTCAGAAATATGAGAATGATTCATATTAAAGAATTTAGTCCAGAAGTTTGCACTGTCATATGATCCCCAAGTGTTTTGTAATACTCGGCATTTATTTGTTTTTGTATTCCCCACTTTAATGGTGAACTTATTATCTTCTAATTTAATCGTTTCGTATATTAACATAATATTCTCCTATGTAAGTTAAAAAAAAAGTTAAGTACATTATATACTTAACTTTTCTTTATTGTCTATATAAATAATCCGATTATAATAATTAGTAAGATTATCAATAGTACATTTCTAATAAATCCTAATTCTTCCATAATATTCACCTTGTGAATTAAAGATTAACAACACGGTAAACATATTATGCAACCTCTAATGATTGCCAAGTAAGGCTATCTAACATTGATCTGACGGCTATCTCTCGTTCCTTCTGTACATTTGCTTTTTGTGATCCCTTCCTGCCTGTTGACAATTCCACGACATCACCCTTCTTGTTAACAGTTTCCCATGTTTCATCAGTGTGAGTACTCCAATGAGTAACAGCATTGTACAAAGCCCAAAGTGTTTTACCTAAACTGCCCTGCTCCTGTTTATACCTGTATAGAAGATAATCAGACAACCTAGTATTTACATTTTGTGAATCCACTTTTTTAAATTCAATATCAGCAAGTGTTTCAACGGTTTTGCTTTTTTTATGACATAAAGTATTGGCAAGTAACATTACAACTTCATTGTCTGTTATTTCTTTAGTACTCCAGAGTTTAAACTTATCCCCTTGATTCTGAAATACATCAAGTGTACCGTTTATTTTTTCCAATGCAGAATTGATAGATAATCCTCCTGTGTGTTTCCTTCTTTCATGGTAAAACTTCTGTCCACCAAAAACAAGTGTGTTTAAACATAGACTACGGTAAGCACCTGTAAAAGTTTGAAAAGCCCACGACCCATCTAAACTGTTAAAAATATCCGTTCTCAACTGAACTATATCCCCTTCCTTTACTTTATAATTATGCTCTTTAAAATGAATTGTTCTTCTAGCCTTAGCACCATTATCCCATGTGGCATCAATTATATCGACATTATCACAATCTATATTTTTGTTAGAGAATAGTTTTTCGGAATGTTTCTTATATAAACTATAATGTGGAACGGTTTTATATCGTTCCGAATGATTGCCTATAAAATCTCCCGTATCGGAACGAATAATAGCCTTCTTTCCTTCAGCTATTCTTTCCTCTCCAATAGCATTGCCGTCATTATCTAATTTATAATTCCCTTCAGGTAAAACTCCTCCTACATTATCTCCTATAGGTTTCTCAAAATAATAATGCAACGGAACTTCCTCCACCCCAAAATCAAATAAAGATAAATCGTTCAAATTATTGTGAATTTTAGTCTCAGGTAAATTATGAGTACCTGTACCCATTATTGTTGTATCTAACATATTTTTTTCCCTTCATGGTTAAGTTAGAAAATTAAATTATAAGTATCTTATAGAGAATAGAACTTATTGCAACCCCTGTTTTAAATTATTTTATTCTGTACAGAACTCTTTTTTTCTTTTCCAATATCTCCTACGATATGGTGTCGTAAAATTGTTCCGTAGGGTAAGTCCTGTACAAACTGTTTTAATATATCTTTATCTGATAGTGATTTGCTGACATTTTTTCTCGTATGTTCCCATTGCAACCTCACTCTACCAAAAGTCCCATAACAACCACCTTGCTCCTCATCACCGACTAATTTCTTCTGACTACCATGAGCATAGAAAACTATGACAAAATTCCTATCCTTCCTTGCACAAAGATCACAGTTGATACAGCCTACCTTCTTATTATATTCAGATGGACACCTGACAAATTTTACTTTTTTATGGACAAAATGTTTTCTGACATTTTTATCTGACAAAGTTACTGTCGTGGGATAGCCTTTATTGTGTACAGCAACAGCATCGTTGACATTATCTGTAGAACGATTAACTGTCGCATGCTGTTTACTATCTCTTATTCTGTACAGAAAATTTAAATGAAATCTTTTATTTTGTTTAAAGGTTATTTTCTCAAATTCAAAATGAGAATATGTCCATGATCTACCACCTTGTACAGTAGCATCTAGTACAGCATCAAGATAATCCCAATCAACTTGTCCTGTACTGACAGTTTCATTAGGGTTAAGTGGACAAATTTTGGGACAAGTACCAAAGATATCATTTTTACCTGCACGATAAGTTATAGCACAATCAGTGGTTTTAAGTGCCTGACTTTTTTTAACTGTTTTTAACATTAGGATATCCTCCTACCAAGTCCACATACACTTGTCCGTTAAAATTTGTTTTATTATTGTTTTCGTCTTCCACTTCTATATAGGATATATCTTCACTGCCGTATGGTGTTTTTCCACTATTTATTTGTACAATGGCATCACTTGGTAATGTTTCCAATGCTTTTATCAATAACTTAACTTGCATCAGTTTTTACCTTATCATAACATTCACTGCATGAATCTACTTCTACCTGTAAATCCCATGCCATATTAAAATCATCAGTGGTAATTTCTCTTGTATTAAAAACTTTATTACATACATTACACTTTATAGTTTCTTCCTCTATAAAATCCCAAATAAATTCAGCCATTTTTCTTTCCCTTCTGCTCGGTTATATGTACAGAGACACATTTATAATATCTTTAGAAGTGTTTTATTGTAATAACAAATATCTTTATAAGTGTTCATAAATGTATCTCCTATTTTTAAGAGATACTTCCAAACTTCTTTGTACACAGAGTCCGTTTTGGTTAATAGTATATCCCTTCATGGTGTACCTTGACCAACTAATAAGTATCTCCAATATAAATAAATCACAGCCTAAAATACTTGTCAACTATTTTTTAAAATAAATTCTAAATCCTTCTCGGCATCAACTTTATTGCTGTACAGAGTAAGATACTGTCCTGTATCCACATTGTATATAGCATACTTAAATTGTTGATCTACCTCGTAAGGTAATATGACTAACTTTGCTGACATTTTATAATTTGTTCTCCCTGTGTTCAATCCATAATTGGCTGACAAATTCTTCTAACTGTTCATTGACATATTCTTTATTGGTTGACAAATCTTTAAATTCCTTTGTTGACAAAAGTTTCTCGGCCTGTCGCATGGCATCAGCAACATCATCTGACAATTCGTTGACAATTTTCTCCACAGCTATATGAAAGTCTGTCTCTACATCTAATATATCTTTGCTGTACTGTGTCATTTCCCCTGTCCTCTATATTTTTTCCATGATCTTCTCTTGTTCTTATTCTTTGGTCTGCTTAAATTAGAATCTCCGATAGCTGTTCTTTTTCTAACAGTTTCGTTCCTGTACACAAAATTACTCCTCATTATCAACCCTCCACTTTTATTTCTTGATCTGGATTATCTTCTTGTAAATATTCCTTTGCATCATTTGTAAAATTAGTTACATTAAAATAAATTACATTCTCTCCATTTTCATCCCATTGAATATACTGATTAATGTCAATCGTTAGTTCTTCAGTCATTTAGATTCTCCTCATCTTCTATATCTCTTAACCAATCATTAAAAGTATTTTCTAAAAAGTTACCCATATCATTCTCCAACTCTACAAGTTTAGGATTGTCTGACCATTCTACTAATATTTTAAAACTTACTATGTGTCGTGGCACTGTAGGTATTGTGTCTATATCTCTACTCATCTACATTCTCCTTTTCTACAACAACCCTTTCACAGTTCTAAAACATTGTCAACCCTTATGTGCAAAAAAAAAGAGCAGTCTAATTAAGACCACTCTCTTTCTCTCGTTGGCATATTTTATACTCCCTGTGTTAATTCACTGAGACAGGTATAATTTTAAGCATTTAGCCTGTACTGACATCAAAGTCCTTTCATTCCTGCACCAACAAAACTCTTTATCTTACCTCCTTCATTAATTGTTCTACTAAAGTATCCTTCGTGTATCTTCTATCTAACTCTATACCAAAACTTCTTCCATACTCTTCCAATTTAACCTTTGACATCTTTGTTAAATCTTTTTTTGATTTAGGCTTGGTATCAAGATCAAATACTCTATTTAAAAAATCACTAAAACTTTCTGACATACTTTACTCTCCTCTATACAGCAACAGTCATTATCATATTGTGAGCATTTTCTCCCCAATTACGAACAGACATATTACCACAGGTTATTTCAATTAATCTCTGTACAGGAATATTTCTGTACCCTTTGTTCTTTAAATCAAACACAGTAATATTATCACTAGTAGCATTATAGTTCTTACCTCCTTTAAGATGTTTGGTTACACCAAGACGACAATTCATAGTACGAAATTCCCCATCTTTTTTGACAAATTTTGCTGTGAAAAACTTTCCCTGTACACAGGAAGGAAGAGTGCTTGACAAGTCCTGTTTTTTTACAATGTAATATTTACTCATCATCTTTCTCCACATAGATATTAGGGTGATCTGCTCTGACTAAATCTTGCCACGATGCTCGGTACACCTCTCCCTTATTTTCACCATGCTCTATAGTCATTTGTTGATGTTTAAGATTTGCTTCTTCTACTACATCATCAAAGGCCTTGTCAAGTTTAGAGACATCAGAATAGGTAACATATTCTACTCCATTTGCATCATGAATACTCATCACCAAATCTTTAACTCGGTTTACAAACACCAACTGTAAGTCAGTAATGGTAGGCACTTCTTTTTTCTTTGTTTTCTTACTCATATTTTTTTCCTCTACCGTTATATTATTTTCTTCTAATA